AGCAGCAACACCGTTTCTATCTTTCGCATTGACTGTGAAAGGGATCTCTCCAGAGGAATCACCAGAAACAAGCGTATATGCTACGGAGAATGTAGTTGGAGTGAGTTGTACAACGGTTTGATTCGTTCCAGCAATCGAAACAATCACACTGTTTACCGCTTCCGAAGATGTAAAAGTAAGGGTGACCACATCAGATACTTTCGCCCAGACAGTATTTGCGTTGTTTGAGGAGAATGCGACTGTTGTGAGAGTTGGAGCTGTTGTGTCTCGTACGAATTTAAGGAGTTTACGTGCCATATTTATTGAGTGAAAGATAAACTAAAACCCCCCTCGAGGAGAGGAGTTCTAAGCCTATGCTTCAGCCGCAACTGATTGAAGAGCGATTCGTACCATACGATCTTTTCCAGATTGTGGGGTAACTATTCCGTAACGTGCGTAAACGAGGTAGTTAGTAACGAGAGTATCAACAGCCTCAACAGATTTAATCTTAACTGAATCACGGAGAGCCATTCGGATAGCTCCTTTTTCCATAATACAAGCGTTGATTGTCTGAGCTTGGAAGTCATTACTAGCATTAGTCATAACTGACGATGCAAGAAGTGCTCCTCGCTTTGACGAGAATGTGATGAGATTTGTACCGTCAACCGCAGTAACTCCAGAGAGTTTAGCTCGGTTGTCAGCAGAAAGGTCAATATATGTAGAAGAACCAGGAGTACCAGTACCCATAATAGCAGCTACGAGATTGATAGCTGATGCGTCAGCATCAGATCCGATATCAACAGCACCAGCAAGAACTGGAGTAGTCTTGAATGTGAATACAATACCCTGAACTGTTACAGTATCTCCATCAGAAGGATTAGTTGCAAGATCGAGAGTTGTAGTAGTTGTCAGGTTTGAAGCTTCGTAAACTTCCATTCCACCGAAGGTTCCACGGAATCCACGAGTATATGCAGAGTCTGAAACGTTGAATCCAGCTTCGAGTCCGAGTGTATTAATAGAAACGAGTGTGAAAGAGTCTACGATAAGCGCCATTCGATCAGAATTAGCACCAGTATTCGTGAGAGCAGCTTTAGACATACCGAAAACGGCAGAAACATTCTGTGATGAACCAGTAACGAGAGCAACTGGAGTGAGAGTACCAGTATTGAGACCAATACCGTTATTGTCATATTTCCAAGTAGCGTTGAGGATTTCTGACAAGAAGTTTCCATCAATAGATTCCTTGAGTTTGTAACCAGCATTGCGGATAATCTCAGGAGTCATGTTAATATAGTTGTCTTCTACATCGAGAGCATCGATGTTGAAAGGAACCATAGGAGTCTGATCGATAGTGAGTGTGTCACTAGCAGTCTTTACGTCTTTGAATGTAACTGCAGTATAAGCTGTATAAGCTACTGGAGCCTGGAATGATACACGTGGGAGATTCTTAACAGTCCCATTAGGGATGTCCTCCATTTGTGCGAGTTCCATTGCGAGCAATGACTTTTCAAGATTAGCTTGAAGAGCATTAGCCCAATGTTGTTTTACAACGGATGTAAATGTATTTGCCATGTTTAGGGGTATTAAATTAAAAGTGATTTAATACTATTAGCTGGCTATTCCCACTTATTAGCCTTTCTCCATAGCGCTTGATCAGCTTTGGAAAGCGTCAGAGCATCTTCCGGAGAAACCTTTGTGAGGTCTTTAGGTAACTTCGTAGCTTTGGAAGATAGATCGAAATCGGTCTTCGACTTGCTTTGTGGTGGTAGTTTCGCTTGTACGAAAGTCCAGGCTTCATCGAAATCCATATTGTATTTCGATCGCGCTGCGTTGACATCCTCAATGTGCTCTTTAGCTTCTTTATTTTCTATAAGGAATATCTTTTCCTCGAGCTTGTTAGCTTTCGAATCAATGACTTCTTCCTCTTTTTTTGTAAAGGGCTGTTGAGATGGGTCTTCATAGAGACTATTAGCCCAATCCTTGAGTTTGGCCAGCTCGGAAGATAGTTGCGCCTTCTCTTCACGTTCTGTTTTGAGATCACGTTCAAGTGATTTCTTTACCTCTGTCATTTTCTTCCAGTTGGAAGTATTCTTTCGTTCGTCTGCAGTATCATCATCCGAGTCGGATTCGTTTTGAGAGACAGAACCGTCATTAGTCTCAGAGTCTGGAGATTCTTGATCAAGGACCTCTTCCTCTTCTATGTCGTTGGACATGGGGTGTATTGGTTATGCTGCGAACAGCTTAGCTAAAGCGCTAAACACAAAGCCCGTAGGCTCTGCAGTTTAATTCTCTACTACTTCTTGGGAATGTTCAGGAACAACGGCTGTGTCTTCTTCTTTCAGATTAAACTTTTCTGCGATACTTGCAACATATTTTGAGCGGTTTTCGTATTGGGCTCTGCGTATCTTGATCATGTCTATCTCAGAGTATACGGGGAAGTCGAATGCTGCCTCTACTTTAATGTCTCTGTGAGTCATAAAGGTGGCTACATCGTGCGATAATGATTCTATCACCATCTTAGCCCTTGGATGCTCTCCTATCTCCTCAGCGAGTTCATTGAAGCACTCTATATATATTCCAAACTTGTCTACTTCTGAGCGTGTTGCCTTTGCTTCTGTTCTTAGTTGGAGACCTGCCTGAATATCTTTGAGAAGCTCAGCCGATACTTCCTTTCCGTGTTGTTCGATCTGTTTGAACTCATCCGAGGCAATGTAGCGAGTGATTTCTTTGTATATTTCTCTTTTCTCGTGAGTTGAGAGTTCTAATACTTCTTCGATATCTTTCATAATATTATTGGTTAGTACCTGAGGTAAGTTGTGATTGTGCCTGACTATATTCCCATAGGAATCAACCAGATTGTTTCGAAGTGTTACTTAAACAATTACCGATTGCCCGCCTTCCTATATTTAAATAGGTACCCGCTTCTATTATTGACCCCCATTTTTGTATAAATTCTCATGACAATGAGTATTGATTTATTGATCTACTTGTTGAACTTAAAGCTCAATATTTTCATTTGTTTGGATTATTTTTGAAAAAATGATGATTTGGTACTAATCAAGTTTTTATTGCATGTATCATATTTTCTGATTTTGTAACCCATTCAAGATTCTCCACTCTGTTATCTGTTTTTATTCAATTCCTGTGATTCACCTCAGATTTGTTTTCAGAATTAGGAATAAATATATTAGCAATAATCCTATGTAGTTTATGACTTTTTTTTAATAAGTGTACAGTGATATACCAATTTTTATGTAAATTACTAAGATTTTTTTCTTTTCAAGTATGATTATAATTCATACTCTTTATATTCCCATATGTACTTGCCTGATACAATCATTCATATCAAGGTATATCTTTCCAAATTTCTAGTGTTCCCATTTGTGTTTTAATAATATATATAAAGATATTTATTTTCTTAAATCACTTATTGCCGCAGATTGAGCTTGTGATGCCATACTGTTTGTCATTGAGCCTTGATCTATCTGTCCTTGCATTGATGCGGCTGGAACTGTTCCTTTAGCGATCATAGCTTGTATGTGTGCCACTTTGTGATAGTCGAATGCTTCTGTATCTATCGATGAGCCCATTGTGACGAGATGCTCTTCGTCGTTATCATCAGGATTGATATTCACAGGGATATTGAGCTTGAGTAGTTCATTCTCTATATTCTGCATTGCCATCTGAGGAGTGTCTATAAGTGTCTCGTCGATCACTTCCTGAGGCACTCAAGCTCTTTCTGCGAAGAATCGTAAGTATTTGAGCTTACTTGCGGCATTGAGTGATGGAAGGATAAGAGGAGTGACTTGTAGTGTAGCTGCGGACTCCTTTCGTTTCCTCTCCTCCACCATGATGGAACTTTCGATTGAGAGGTTGAGGTTTCCTTCATAAACGAACTCTTTTCGATTCAATACGATTGCTGTCTGGCCTGTCGAGGATCCTGCATATACAAGCTTCTTGTCTCCGGAAGCGAAGTTTCTGTAGTAACCACTAAACCAGAGTTTCACGAATTGTTCATCTCCGATAGCGTGTACTTCTTCATTGAGCTGAAGATTGACATCAGTGTTTGAAGATATGAGATTATTAGTCCCGAGTGTCTCTCTCTTTGTTGGTGTTGTACCTTGAACCACTTCTCCGATACTTGTACTCTTTTCCACCTGTCTATCGAGTGACTGCTCAACGGCGAAGCTGGTGTCAATACGTAAGTCTTTAACGATAGGTCTGACGATATTGTCGAGATTAACGTTTGCTCCGTCAATTCCTGTTGAAACCGGGATCCCCTTGTTGAATCCGAATGATAGGTCTTTACCGCTTACGTAGTCTTTATTATAAAGGTACATAGGATAGAGTTCTGCTCTCATCTTGTTCAATCGAAGGTTTGCGATCTCTGCCTTCTGGTATTGGACATCTCGTACAAAGTCAGCCGGGCGTCTTCCAAAACAGTTTTCTCGGTCAGGCTTCCAATAATAGAAAGCAAAGGGGAAACATATAGCTTCTGGGTTCTTCTCTTCGAGTGGGCTTCCTGGTTCTATAAATTTAGCATCCAGAATCACTTGATTGAGATTCGCAGTCATCACTGCGATCTTCTTACCATTTACCGTGGTGAAATGATTGTAGACATCAAATACATCTCGCCCGATATTCTTATCCGGGTACAATCCTTGAATCCGTTGCATTCGTTGCCTCTGTTCGATAGCCCCATTTTCAAAGGCTTTCTGTTGGAGATCATCCACATCGTATCCATTAGCTTCGAGCCATCCACGGGACTTCATAGAGAAAAATCCGGTATATTTGTAGTTCCCGGTGAAGTAGTCACCATTTGGATCCGGAACCCACGTTAATGGATTAACAATTTGGAACTTGTTTCTCTTATACACACCATCCCATCCTTGGAGCGCTTGAATAGAGACACCGCAAGAGTATTTGTCGTCATATAGGTAGTAACGAAGTGCTTTCATTTCCGCTGACTCCATATCCTCATTCATTACCGCGTTCAGCATCTTGATCTCTCTTTCTGTACCACTCTTGTCTCCTTTGAACTTGATTTGATTCTTCGACTGGTAAGACCGAGCAAACAATGCTGTATGGACGTTGAATAGGGTAGAATCTCATACGAGTTTCTCGTCCTTCTTCTTATCTCGCAAGTTTTTGAGTAGTTTGAGATCAGCCTCTACTTCGAGTTTGTATTGATAGGAAAAATCCTCTCACTCTTGACGCTCTCGGCGTACAAGTGCCAAAAGTTCATCCTCATCGACTCAAAGTTTTGTGAAAAAACCTTTCTCCATTTTGGTGATTTATAGATTAGACTACATTGATTATACCCTACTGTAAAGCAAGTCAACTCTTTATTTGCTAATAGGGATTTCAGATGATTTCCTCATCTTCGTCTTCATCGTCTAGTTCAAATATCTCTATATCTATCTTGTGCATTGTATTTTCTTTCAGTACTCTATCTACTTTTATTATATGCTCAAAGATGGTAGCAAGGTATCTATACGAGTCAGCATAATGTGACGTCCAGTCATGCTTTGGTGTCTTCTTAAACTCTGCCCTGCTATCGTCATACTCGTATTGATAGAGAGATAGATCATTCAGGAAGTCTTCGAGCTCCTCGTTTATATACAGATTCTTGAATATAATACGTCCTGCATTGATACCTGATTCGATTGTATTCATTGGCACTATATCACAGTTCTTGCCTAGTAGCTTGATAGCCGTTTCTATTCTACTCATTCCGGTGCTTAGCTCTCGCTGGCGTATATCATGAGGGAAGTAATGTGTTTTGTATTTGTACGCTTTCCCATGTACAATATCAGCATAGTGGTCTAATCCGTATCCTGTATTCTTATACGAATCGATTATCCGTATCTCTTGCCCGAGTACTTGAACGAATAATACAGTCATAGCATCGCTTATACCAAGATCCCAGAACGTGGTTACTTCCAGTTCAGGATCATATATATCTTTCCTCACTCTTCATTCATCGTATGCGATCTTAAGCTCCTTTCCATAAATAGACCCTCTCATATAGGCATCGAACGAACAATTGTACTCTTGCTCGAACTCTTCTTCGGTCATCTCCTTACGAGCATCAGAGATTTGCTCTGCATCTAGTAGGTTTGTATCTGTATATTTGAGAAGCATGGTAAAAAACCTTTCATCGTTCTTTGCTCTCTCGTAGAGTTTGTAAAAGGCATTCTTTCATTTTGGCGTTCAGATCCATGTTACCCATCATCTATTGGCGTTGATCATCGGGAATATAA